TGGTGGTGAGTTTTTCCCATTCCAACGTATTGATGGAGCGCAGATTCAAAAGGGTGTGCTTGGTACTTTTGCGTGCTGTGTTTATCTTGAAAATATTGCCTTCCTTGGTAGTGGTCGCAATGAAGCGCCAGGCATTTATTTAGGTGCAAATGCACAAGCAAACAAGATTAGCACACAAGAAATTGACATGATTTTGCTTAACTATACTGAGGCTCAATTAGCTTTAGTCAAGTTAGAGGCACGTAATGACAAGTCGCATAATCACCTGTATGTGCATTTACCAGATAAAACATTGGTATTTGATGCTTCTGCATCAAAAGAACTAGGTGAAAATGTGTGGTTCACTTTAACCACATCCGTTGTTGGTTTTAATCAATATCGCGCCCGTAATCTAGTGTGGGCATATGACAAGTGGTTAATTGGTGACCCACAATCGAACTCAGTTGGATATATGGTTCAGGATATTGGCTCTCATTATGGTCAGCAAGTGCGCTGGGAGTTTGGCACAACTATCGTTTACAACGAAGGCAATGGCGCAATATTTAACGAGCTAGAGCTAGTGTCATTAACTGGTAGCGTGGCGATTGGCAAAGACCCAAAAATCAGCACCAGCTACTCAGTTGATGGCAGGTCTTGGAGTCAAGACAGATCAATCTCAGTTGGCACTACTGGAAACACCAGAAAACGCATTGTGTGGTTTCAACAAGGCCATATGCGTAACTGGCGCATTCAGCGTTTCCGTGGTGATAGTGATTCTCATTTGTCTTTTGCTAGACTTGAAGCGCAGATTGATCCATTAGCGTATTAATTATGGCAAATCAAAAACTAAACTTAACGCGCGACCAGCTTGCTACGTTCTTAAAAAACTTTGAACAGATAAAACAGTTCGAGCGTTTGTTTGCGTTAGCAGATCAAATATCTCCAAGCCCAGACACGCCAGGAACAGAAATATTAGCTGGAACTGGTGCTGCTTCAGCGAATGAAGCATTAGCTCAGATCGTTACTTTAGCCAAAGATGCAGCAATCAATAGTGGCAATGCAGATCAAAAAGCGGTGCAAGCATTAGATGAGATTAGTAGAATGTCTAATGCTTTAGAAATGTTGGCATTAGCACCAATACGAAATAACATAGAATTAGAGCATGATGTCAATGGCATTCTTCCGTATGCAAATCAAACCGCACGAGTGCGATCAAATCAGGTGCTAACATGGCTTTCGATGTAATAACTCCAACAAAACTAGGTCAAGCTGCTATTACAACAGGCGTAACCACGCTTTATACCGTTCCGGCTGCAACTCGCACCTTACTTAAAGAATTTAGCATTGCTAATACTACTGGCGCAGCCATTAACGTAAGAGTATTCCTTGTTCCTGCTGCTGGTTCGGCAGCGACAACAAATGCTTTTTTATATGATGTTTCAGTACCAGCAAACAATGCATTGCAATACAATGGCATTCAAGTAATGAATGCTGCAGAGACGATTCAAATTCAAGCCGCGTCTGCTGGTTTGACAATTACCGCCAGCGGCGCAGAAGCAATTTAAGGGGAAAATTATGACAGTCACAGCAAAGCCACTAATTGGCTCAAAACAAATGGAAGCGGCGCAGACTACGCAATACACTGCGGTCAATTGCACAGCCATCATTGATAAATTTACGGCTACCAATACCAGTGCCTCAAACGCTGTGATTAGCGTCAATCTGGTGAGTTCTGGTGGCTCTGCTGGGGCAACTAATCTAATCGTTGACTCTAGAGCTATTGCACCGGATGAAACCTACACTTTCCCAGAGCTAGTTGGTCAAGTATTAGCAAATGGCGGGTTTATTTCTACCACCGGAACAGCTACTGCATTAACTATTCGCTCGTCTGGGCGCGAGATTACATAAGGAGATTGGCATGAAGGATTTTATGATTATCCCTAAAGGGTTTGCTGGTCTTCCAATGGAGGAAGAGTTTATTACTCCTGCAGAGAATAAGAAAAATACCCAGATCGTCATTGACGACTGGATGCTTGGGCCACAAAACCCATCCAACGAGCCAACAGCCAACAAGGATTACTGGGTTAATTTAGGCAAGGCTATGCAGGTAGATGAGAAAGAAGCCCGCCGCCGCCGTTGCTCGAACTGCGAATACTATGACAACAGCACCATGACCCAAGCAAAAATGGAAAAAATACCCCGTAATGAATGGGACAAAGACGCTGGTTTTCGTGGGTATTGCAATAAATTCGACTTCATTTGCCACGATCTACGCTCATGCCAAGCATGGGAAGAGCGTGAATTTGAAATAGATTGACGAAATGCTAATTTGCGATAAAATGAAACCGCTGAGCCAACAGAGCCGCCAGCAGCTCACAATGCCCTGCCAAGGAGATGTGATGCAAGAGGTTTCTGTGACAGAATTTATTTCAGAAGAACATTTACTTGAAGTATATTCTGACCCTTATATTAATAAGGTTGGTCACGATCATAGACCCGCTGCGCCTATTCAACACCCACAAGTAACTTACCTATCCGCATGGATTGGCGATCAGTTTGCTGGGGCATTTATGGCGATCAAGTATTCCACTTTAGAGCTAGAATGGCACTCGTTGCTTAAAAAATCAGCAATTCCATATTCACGTGATCTAGGCATGGCTTTTTTAAATTGGGCATTTAATACGCGCCCCATTGCTAGAGTGACTGCTTATATCATTGCTGGCTTAGAGTCAGCTAGAAACTACGGTTTAAAACTAGGCATGAAAGACGAAGGTTGTCGCCGTCATGCCTGTATGCAAAACGGTGTGTTAAAAGACGTTTATATTCTCGGCATGACCAGAGAAGAGTGGAGGATGTTATGAGTTTGGTGAGCGATTTTATCGGAGACACATTAGGTTCTATTACTGGTACAAAGCAAGCTGGTGAAGCTGCGAAACAAGCAGCAGGTACACAAGCTGCAGCAAGTCAAGCTGGTATTGATGAACAGCGCAGACAGTTTGATAAATTAATGGAGCTGATGTCTCCATATGTTACTGCTGGAACTGCTGCAATACCTGGTCTTGAGCCTTATAGAGAGGCAGGAGCATCTGCTCTTGAGCAACAGCAAGCATTACTTGGTTTATCAGGTCAAGAAGCTCAACGTAAAGCTATTGCAGATATTGAGGCTGGATCACAATTTCAAGCATTAGCTAAAAAAGGTGAAGAAGGTTTATTGCAAAGTGCTGCTGCAACTGGTGGCTTGCGCGGTGGTAATGTTCAAGCAGCATTGGCTCAATTTAGACCTGAAATGCTCCAATCATTAATTAACCAACAATATACAAAACTTGGTGGCTTATCTGATGTTGGACTTTCAAGTACACAGAATTTATTAAAATTAGGTCAAGCATCTGCTGCAGGAGCTGGCGCTGCTGGTCTTGAGTCAGCATCATCTATTGCAAATCTATTAGGGCAGCAAGGTGCTGCAACTGCTCAAGGTCAATTAGCTGCAGGAGCATCTGCAGGTCAAACATTTGGTCAATTAGCTGGTCTTGCTGGTGGCTTCTTTGGTGTTGGCGGTATTCCAGGAATCAAAAAAGCACTTAGCTTTTAAGGAAAAAACATGGCTCAACCAATTCTGAATTATATGGGTGTTTATGGTCAACCTGTTGGTCAAAACCCATTCCAGCAAGGTTTGCAAACTGGTGCTACACTTCAAGAAGTTACTTTAAAACGTGAAGCTGCTGATAGTGCTGAGCAATTGCGCGCCAAATACTCCCAAGACCTACAAGACACATTAGCAAACCCAACAGCAGAGAAGTTTGCTCAACTAACTTTGAAGTACCCACAACAACGTGAGGCTTTCAAACAATCTTGGGATACTTTAGACAAAGTTCAGCAAGACAATGAGTTTTTAGTTGGCGCACAAGCATTTAATGCTATTAATGCTGGAAAGATTGATGTTGCCAAGCAGTTAATTGATGATCAAATCACGGCTGCAGCTAACTCAGGAAAGCCAACCGTTAAGTTCGAGGCAATGCGCAAGACTTTAGAAGAGAATCCAAAGCTAGTCCAAGGACAGCTTGGTTTGATTCTATCTACCGTAAATCCTGACAAATGGTCAAAGATTGCTGTAGAAAGTCGCGCTGCAGAAGCCGCACCATTTGATCTAACCAAGAAGCGTGCAGATGCTATTGTGGCTGATGCACAGGCTCGTTTTACTC